CTTTTCCACCGGCTTTGATGCGCTCAAAGATCTGTTTACGCATCGTCGGCTTGGTGTAATTGCCAGCGGCATTGACCTTTGACTTGGCCTTAGCCATTACCACTTCACCTTGTCGGCCCAATACGCCGCAGACATCTTGCCCTTGGCGATATTCTTAGAGTGGCGGGCTTTGAAGGACTCGCGGCGGTTACGGTATGACTCGGACTCCCCCTTTTTACGGGGGGAGCCGCTCACGCCTTGCTGGCCAAAGCGAATCGTCTTCACTTGGTCGCCCGACTTAGCCACAACTACGTGACTTTTGGTCGGGTGGCTCGGTGTACGCTTAGGTTTGTTGTAGCCAGAGACACCGGCTCGGGCTAAACGTGAGTCGCGGGTAGCCATTAGACGACATCGCCTCTTAATCGCTTGAGGGTGGCTGCCGGAAGCGCGTTAAATTCGTCTTCCGTAAGCTGCATGACGTCGAACGCCTTCTCACCACGCGCTGCAGAGCTCTCACCCGGCATATCAGGCGGCTGAGCCTCAGCAGCCTTCATCTTGCGGGCGATATCAGCGCGCTTTTTAGCGACTTCATCGACTACAGGAGCCTTTGAAGCGGTCGGAGCTGACGCCAAAGACGGCTCTACCGGTGCGCCAGGGTCCAAACCGTACTCGCGAATGACAAACTTCGCCGCTTTTGACAGCGCAGCCACCGGATTGTCGCCCTTCACGATGAATGCATCGCGTAGATCGATCACTTCCTGGGTGTAAGCCTCGTTGAAGTCAGAGCTAGACCGGTCAAAAACTGGGAAATTAGTCTCCAGCTCAGCCGCAGCCTGCTGCAAAGCCGACATCTGCTGGCTCTGGGTGACCTTCTGCTCCATTTTCTGGGTCAGTTCAAACTCAAGCTGAGCACGCTCGGCTCGGCGGATCTCCTGGCGGAGGGCTGCGGCCTTCTCATGCTGCCCGTCGAGCACCATATTCTGATATTCGACCTCTTTGGTCGCAAAATCGTAGGTGTCAGGGGCCGTTTCCGCCGCATTTTTTGCGGCCATTAAGTCATCAAGCTGCTTTTGAAGCGCCTTCTGCTTAGCCAACACCTCGTCGAGGCGTGACTTTGGCACCATTGGCTTCTTAGATTCCGGTTCCGGCGCAATTTTAGGCTCAGGCGTAGCAGTTTCCTGCGCTACTGGCTCGGTGGCCGGTTCAACTTCGGCCTTCGCCTCAGGAACTGCAGGGGCTTCTGTCTCTTCGATGGCCGGTTCGGTGGCCGGTTCAACAGCCGCCGCCTGCGGCTCGACCTTAGGCTCTTCTCCTAAGCCAAAATTCAGGTCGATAGTGGACGGAGCCGAGTCCTCGACAGGGTCGGAACCAGGCATCCGGTCAAAGCTAACGTCTTTCTTGTCCTCAGACATACTCAATCTCCTATTGTGGGGTCAACGGCCGCATGTTCGGGATGGGTCGCGGCGTACCCTGGTTCTGCGTCTTCGCTGCTGTCTGCATAACAGTTGCTGCGATACGCGTCGCTGCAGCCGTCTCCTGCTGCGAACGACGAGTCTGGTTGGTAAGCGAAGCCAGCTCACGCCGCAGCTGCAACTCCTGCTCCTTCATAGCGATCTGCGCCTGCAAATCGGCCATCTTGAGCTGAGGCTGTACGTCTGCAACGTCCTGCACCTTGGCGATGTTGATCGCGGCTTCGGACTGCAACTTCTGCACTTCCGCCTGCATACGGGCCAGCTCCAGCTGCACCTGCTGCATCGCGATCTCCGCCTGCATCGCGCTGGCTTCCATCTGCTCCGGGGTCTGCTCGACACCGGTCATCATGCGGATGCGCTTGGCAAGTTCGCCCTTACGGGCCAGGTGGCTGTATTCAATGATGGCGTCATCCGGAATGGCGACACCAACCTGACGCAGGTTAAGAGCCTCGGCGAACTGCATCTCGTCGAACGAGTCACGCGCCGGAGCGGTACCGATGACGACGTCGTACTCGCCCAAAGTAAGGTCGTTAATCACGCGGCCTTCGGGGGTCATTTCATTGACCACCAGCGGCTCGCGCGGCTTCATCGGGTCGTCTTCATTTGTGATCTGGATCACTCGCTGTTCAGTATAGAACTTCTGAACCAGGTTCAACACCTTCTCAGCGAGATAATGACGGGTCTTACGCAAGTTATCGAGCGGAACCTGGATCATGATGACCCCACGGTTCTGCTTGGCCTGTATAGCAATGCCAGACACCTCAGCGCCGTCCGACCCGAGCATCGAGTCGTTCACACCACTGATAGTCTTGATGTTAAGCGCTGCCTTCTGGCTGATGCGGTCGAGGCCGGTCGGAATCTGGTTCGGCTGAATTTTGACCGGGGGGTTCGACCCACGGTTGTACTCAAGCACCAGACCAGTTTCAGCGCCGTGTTCCTCGAGGTCATCCGCTGTCATGCCGACGAGCGAGCCACTCTCCACCATCCAGCCACTGTTGGCCGTGGTGTTGACGATGTGTAGTTCCTGACTCGCGATCTTGTTCAGCTGCTCCTGCGGGGAGAGCAGGTTGCGAACCATGCCGAACGGACGGCCGCGACGGAAGTACGCGAAGTACGGCACGATGGTGAAGTCATCGTACGGTGACCAATCGTCGTGAAGGACGATCTTGTCGCAGGTGACAGTCCAGCGAACCCGTCGCACGACCTTAGAGATCAGGCTTAGGTTGTACTGCTTGGCGAACTTCTTCGCCTTCTGCTCACCCCAGTTCTCAGGCACTTCGCGCTGATCGCCGGTGTTCGGGTCGACGAAGAAATCAGCGCGACCCATCTTACGGTACTGACGCGCGATGACGCGTAGCGCACGCACATTGCGATAATCTTCGTTGCCAGGGATAGCAGCACCCAAGTAATCCTGGCTGGTATCCGTCTTACCGTAACGGGTCTCTTCGTACTCAATTGAGTCACGCCCAAAACCGTTACCATTTTCGGCCACGAAGCGAAGCGACTCCGCCTTGTCCTTGCCGTAGAGTTCCTCGATCTCATCGAGAGTCATCCACTTGGTCTCGAACACCTCGTTCCAGGTCTTAGGGTCGTACTCCTTTGCATCCGGATCAATCAGGATGTCGAGAGGATCTTTGGCCGTGATGCGGATCTCACCTTCAACGTGATCCGTGAAGTCCATCCGGACGTCAAAGTAACCACGGCCATCCATGATGAGGCCATCGCTGAACACCGCCTGCTCAACCCAGTCGAGCTTGTTGTTGTCCGCGATCTGCATGTACAGCTTAGTCAGTACGCTCGCCACGTCCTGATCACCACCACGGCGCGGTTTGAACTGCACGTCAGCACGGCGCGTGGACTGTTCTCCGAGGACCGTGTTCACTGTCGGGAGAATGGTGTTGATGGTCAGTGCCGGACGGCCTTCCGCTTCGAGTGCGGCAAGATCTACCTGATCCCACTGGTCGCCGCGATAGAACGCGTCGCACTTCTTAGCCATCTCGACATATTGCAGATGCCCGTTGTCACGGGCCCGGACGTACCGGTTCCACTGCTGCTGGGCGAGCTGCTGATCTTCGATCGACTGGGTTTTGATCTTAGCCATTTTATGCACTCATCGCGGATTTTTGGCGGGGTCCGCGAGTAAGAGAGATGAGTTTGTCCCGCCAAGACGGTATATGTACAACTGGGGCCTGATACGTGGAGAACTCGGTCATCATCAGACCGATCCACGACAGGGCGTCGACCTGGTCATCGTGAGTTCCATTCGGGAACCGCAGTAACTCTGCGATCAAAGGACCAGAGAACGCTGCATCGCGCGGGAAGTACACCTTCCCCTGCTGCATGCGACCCTGGATAGCACGAGCGCGAGCTTCTTTGTCACGGCGTCCGGTTTTCAGATCTTTGAAGTACGCCTCGAACAGCCCGCGCTCACGCACACGTTTTTCGAGGAACGGGCCAAGGGCCATTTCGATGTGCCCCTTTTCGATGCCGATGATCGAGGGCTTCCACTGTTCGTAGAGGTCAAGTATTCGCTCGACCAACTCAAAGCCATCGAACCGTCCTCGCACGACGTCCATCACGAACATGTCGTCACGATCGTTGATGCCGACGACGATGCCGACGCTGTAGTCGTTGCGGTCGTTCTTACCAATGGCCAAGTCCCACGCGCAGTAGTAACGCATGGCGTCTTCGTCGATATCCTCGGGGTCATAGTAGTTAACCATGCCACGGGTGAAGTACTGACCATCATCTGCTACGGGGTTCTGCTGATAGAGCGCTGACCAGTCCCTGGGGCCTACGGCTTTTTCGATTCGCCGGAGCGCTTCGACGCTGTACCTTTCGGGGTGGAGGGCTTCGCCCGCTTTTCGGAACTCTTCGTCTTCTTCGGCGATGGCGGGGTATCTGACGACTTCCCATTCATCTCCACCTTGAAGAGCCGATTTAAGAAGTCGGCCAGCCAGGTCATCATCATGCCACCTCGTTAGAATTACCAACACACCGCCGCCAGGAGCAAGACGGGTATATGCCGTTGATGTATACCAGTCCCAGTTCGCATCCCGGTTGTTCTGACTCTCTGCGTCCTCGCGGTTCTTAACTGGATCGTCGATAACGAGGACGTGTGCACCCTTACCGGTGATACCACCACCGACGCCGGCAGCTACGAAGCCACCGCCGCCCGTGGTTAGCCACGCTTCAGCACTTTGACTATCCGGATCCAGGCGCGTCTTGAAGACCGCTTTATATGTCGGTTCACGCAGTACTTGGCGTACCTTACGGCTAAACCCCATTGCAAGCGAACCCGAATACGAGCAACTAATAAACTCATGCTCAGGGTTACGGCCCAGATGCCAAGCCGGAAACGAAACCGACGCCAGCGTACTCTTACCGTGGCGGGGAGGCATGAATAGCATGAGACGCGGAGACTTCTGATCCACGACGTCACGCGAGAACTGTTCGAGCCTTTTGCAGACATCTTTGTGTACCCAACCGGCATTGTAGTCAGGGTTGAATTTCTCCACGAACGGCAGCAGCCGCTTACGTGAGAGGATCCGCGAAGCAAGCTCCTTTTGAGCCTGCTCCTTCACAGTTAGTTCCGGCGATTTAACCGGCTCGGCAGCAGCAGGCTGAGGCAGCCCCTCCTGCTCGTCCGCTTTACAGTAGACACATACCCGTTCCTTCTTGTTCGAGTACAGGGTCTCAGGATGTAATGTCTTACACCCTCTGCACTCCAACATTGGGATCTCGTCAATCAAGGCGCTTCTGGCTCCAGATAGTCGGTGTCTTTGCCCGCCAACTTCAGCAAGTCCTCATCACTCATCCGCTCCATCTGGGCGGTATTCACGTTGATGTTGATCTGCGTCGCGTTATCTGGTGCAGCCAACCCGTGCAACTTCACGAGCGAGTCCACCGTATTCTTCATCTCCGTCGAGGTGGCCGCTGCGTTGTACGCGTCCAGATACATCTGGTGTGCGTGCGAGCGCGTGAACTTCACCTCTTCGCGCATCTGTTCGCGGAAGTAGTCCAGCGCTTTTACGACAGACGGGTGCTTAGCTGCATCGAGTGCGTTGCGATAACTGGCATAACCAGCCGCTCGCCCTGCTGCAGCAATAGTCATCCCGCGAGCCATGTAGAGAACCAACCGCTCCTGTTGTACAGTCAGAGAACTCATCGTCAGCCCCATGTATGGGGTCAACGACTGGAACTCGACATGTGACATCAGCTCATCAGAATGAGCCGTGTCAGTGGATAGGGGTGCCTGGTTCTCTTGTTGAATCGCTGAGGTCTCCACCTACTTCTACGTCCAGATATACAAAAACCGGTGCCTGATCACCCAGCTTATGCAGGGCGATATGGGTCAGGTACTCGTGGAGGGTTGTGGGGTTTTTGGTCAGCGAGGCCACTATGGCCTCGGCTATATCCCCATCGTAGACCAATACTTCGTGACCGCCCCTGTAGGCAGTCCCGATGATGGCCTCGTCAAAGCCCTCGATAGCGAACACCTGGACTTTCGGCAGCATTTATATTAGCCCTGATACTGTCTAATCACAAGAGTACTGGTAAATGGTCTTAACCCACCAGTACAACATGTCTGTACTTAGGCTTTGTTTTAACATGTTGGCTCGGTACGCCACCAGCTGAACGTTGCCCGGTACATACCCCAGCGTACTGTCGATTCTGTCGATACTGGCATTAAAGTCCTTAATACCAGACCCGTCGTTGTGGTGTGTCAGGACAACCCCTGATATCGCACAACGACCGTCTTGCAACTGCCAGAGTTCGACTAGCTGGTCGACCGTAATCTCGTAACTGGTAAACCTCCGTTTCTTACTGGTGTCCTTGCTCTTGGATAAAAGGTTCGAGAGATACGGTCTGTAGCCAGTGGACCGTTGTTGACGGTTAGAGGCTAGTTTGCAGGGGCGACACATGTTCCTCAGTGTCCCGCCTTTATGCTGCTCGAACGACGCTAGTGGCAACTCCTTTTGGCACCGTGAACAGATTTTAGTGTCCGTCATCAGTGGCTCGTGGGCCGTGGTTAGTGGGCGGAGTATACGCAAAACGCGTCTGCAAAAAAATTCTATAAAAATTTTTTCGGATTTTGCTTTTCGAGAGGGGGGTAGGGGGGTCGGTTTTTTCTGTCTGAATTACTCACACACTATCTCCCCCCTCGACTCCAGCACCAACCCCTTTCCCCGGATTCACCCATTGGAACCTTGTTTTCTAACCGTTTCATGGAACCTTGTCCCCCAGTAACCCCCAACGTTTCACGCTCATCGCTTCGCGATTCGCGGTCAGTATCTACTATGTATCTACACTAACATCACCTACGCCAAAGAGAAGCCTGACATGGCAGCTCTATTCGTCCTCGGCGTACTCAACCTCTTCACCTAATCCAACCGGGAGGGACCTCCAACCTCCCATCTCTAACCACAGGTAACTAACCATGAACATCCGCACTTCAACCATTCTCATCATCGGTGCCACCCTCGAGTTCTGCATAGCATGGCTCATGCCCAGCTACGAAATCCTTATTGCATGCCTGGCTGCATCATTCCTTACAGCCTGGGTCGCCTTCATCAGTGCCTCACATCAGGACTAACACCCATGACAACTACCAACGTACAACTGCTCGAGAAATACGCGTACGACAACTACGACCTCGGCGGCCATTGGGTCGCCGAGTGTTGGTCGGAGGAGGACTACGTGCAGGTCCTGTACGACTGCAAGAACGACCTCGAGGAAGCGAAGCTGGAGTTGCGTGCCTACTGGCAACGTGTCAACGAACAAGCGGCCGAGTGCCGGTGGGAGTGACCATTAACAACGGACCATTGCCATGTGCCCGTTGCCCGTGGTCAGTGGTCCGTTATCCTCTGCAACAGAATAGTGGTCAGATATGCATGTCAATTCTGACTATGTGTGCAGCCATTTGGCCAATGTGTGCACCCTTTATGGCCGTGTGTGCACACAAAATGGTGGTTGTGTGACGCAATTAAATTCTACTGATCTACGTAAGTCGTTGAT